CTACTAAATCCATAAAATACTCTAGAGGTAAAATGTATGATGACTTTCTAGAAGATATTAGTAAAGATAAATCTATTTTGTCTTTACCGATTAGAAAACTCGCAGAAGTTTATCAAACATCTCATACTTCTATTCGTCGCTGGAAAAACTCACTCTAATCGTTCATCCTATGTTTGAATTATTACTTTATTCTGGCATATCATGTGAAGATGCATCTCAAATTATTGAGCGTGCAAAAAAGAATGAAGAGTTGTCCAATCTCATTAAGCAGGAAATTGTTCTGACTATAGAGGAAGCAACTCCTGAATGCCCATGGGACGCAAACGACTGAAGGAACGGGAGATTAAATTCACCCTAGTATTTCAGGAGTAACTACTATGAACACTTTAAATATGATCAAGCAGCAGATTCAAAAAGCATCTGCACTTCATGATGCACAGATCGCTCATACTGCATATCGTGGTATTGAGTATTCTGTGTGTGATCATAACCCCAAAGAGACCCATGGCACATTCTGCTATCGTGGTCACACTTACAACAAGTGATTGTCAAAAGAACCATTTGGTGTTAGAGTGGGAGTAGCAATACTCCCCTTTTTTTATGGAGAAAGACAAACTTAAATTGATTGTCAGAAACTTAAAACTATTGGTTGATGCACTGGAGTCTGAAGTATATTCAGATGTAGAAGCATACAAGACCCAGTATCAAGCACCTATTACAGACTACGAAGAAATTTTTGATGATGATGATGGATACCCAGACTAATTCTGATTGGAGGTACACAGAAGAGCGTCTCAAACTTAGAGAGAATTGTCTGTCAATATTGCTCAATAAATATGGAAATGTTAGGATAGAAGAACAAGACTATTCTACACAAGACATTTATGAGTGTGTTGATACTTGGATCTCACAAGGAAACAAATCTTCCTCTGGAATCTCAGCATATTTCAAAGCATACTTCAGAGGAAATAACAATGTATGAAGAACTAGACACATTTGAGAGAGCTCTTCAACACTTTGGTACAAGGGTAGAGGTTATTGCTGCCATGGAAATGGGTGGTAGAATATCTGCTGAAGATGCATACCAAATGATTAAATCAGAACTAAAAGAACTCAAAAAGATTAGAAAACAGGAGAAGAAATGAAAGTCACTCTATTATCAGTTACTCCAGATGCAGAGAAGCATATTGCCTATTGTGCACGTGTAAGCAATCCCTCTAACCAGGGGAATGATTCTTTTGATGGTCTTTTGAAGTATTGCATTAAGCACAAGCACTGGAGTATCTTTGAGCAAGCATTCATGACTCTGGAAATTGAAACCAGTAGGGCAATTGCAGCTCAAATACTGCGTCATAGGTCCTTTACATTTCAGGAATTTTCACAACGATATGCTGACAGCAGTCTCCTAGGTGAAGCAATTCCTATCCCTGAGTTCAGACGTCAGGACACCAAGAATCGCCAGAACTCCATTGATGACCTTGATCCTTTTGAGATTCAGAGACTTGAGATGCAAACTCAGACATTGTTTGATTCTGCTATGGCACTGTATCAACAGATGCTAGATAAGGGTGTGGCAAAGGAGTGTGCTCGTATGGTGCTTCCCCTTGCTGTACCAACAAGAATGTACATGAGTGGTTCACTGCGATCATGGATGCATTATATTGACCTGAGGTCTGCTAATGGCACTCAGAAGGAGCACATGGACATTGCTAATGAATGTAAAAGGATCTTTGCAGAGCAGTTCCCCACTATTGGCACTGCTCTGGAGTGGGTCTAAATATAAAAACATTGTGAGGTGATGTGATGGCAACATATCCTGTAAAGCATAAGGAAACAGGCGAGACCAAAGAGGTCAAGATGAGTGTTCATGACTGGGATCAATGGCGTAAAGATAATCCTGATTGGGAAAGATTTTATACACCAGAAAATGCTCCAGGAATGGGACTTGAAATGGGTGAGACATTTGGAAAACTATATTCCAAATACCCAGGATGGAAGGATGTTATTAGTAAAGCAAAGAAACAACCAGGTTCAAATCTCAAACATTACGACTAATTTAATATGCCTAGAAAAAGCAAGTCAGGAATTGGTAGCACTAATCCAGTGCCATTTGGTATGAGTAATAAAACTATGAAAAGGAAAAAGCCAATCAATCTAGATTATATTAAAAAGATTGAAGCCCTGACTGATAACCAAGATTTATTCTTTGAGCAGTACAGAGAAAATCAAAATATGGTTGCCTATGGGTGTGCTGGCACAGGCAAGACCTTTATTACCCTCTACAATGCTCTTCTAGATGTCTTAGACCCTAAGACACCCTATGAGAAGATCTACATTGTCAGATCCCTTGTGGCTACCAGAGAGATTGGTTTCCTGCCTGGTGACCATGAAGACAAGTCATCTCTTTACCAGATTCCATATAAGAATATGGTAAAGTATATGTTTGAGATGCCTGATGACAATGCATTTGAGATGCTCTATGCTAATCTCAAAGCACAAGGAACTATTAGTTTCTGGAGCACCTCATTTATTAGAGGCACCACATTTGACAATGCTATCATTATTGTTGATGAATTTCAGAACCTCAACTTTCATGAACTTGACTCTATGATTACTAGGGTTGGTGAAAATTCTAAATTGATGTTCTGTGGTGATGCCACTCAATCTGACCTGATTAAGACTGCAGAGAGAAATGGAATCGTAGATTTCATTCGTATCCTAAAGAACATGCCTTCATTCAGTATGGTAGAATTTGAGGCAGAGGACATTTGTAGAAGTGGACTTGTGAAGGAATACATTATTGCTAAACATGAACTAGGTTTATGACTTTTACCCACATTGAAATTGATTATCCAACTCTAGACAGAGAAACTATTGATGGTGTTAGATATTATGATACTCCTACAGGAGAAAAGTTAGTATCCATTACTTCTGTCATTAGTCATTACAATCGTGAAATTTTCAGAGAATGGAGAGCAAAGGTTGGTAATGAAGAGGCAAACAGGGTTACTAAACAAGCAACCAGCAGAGGTACAGATATGCATACCCTTGCTGAGTCTCACCTTCGTAATCTTGAACTGCCTTCAGTACAACCACTATCTGAATATCTTTTCAAGCAGGCAAAACCTGACCTAGATAAGATAGACAAGATTCATGCAATTGAACAAGCACTGTTCAGCAAAGAACTAGGTGTTGCAGGAACAGTGGATTGCATTGCTGAGTATGAGGGTGAACTTGCAGTCATTGACTTTAAGACAAGCAAAAAACCAAAACCAAAGAAGTGGATTGAGCATTATTTCGTGCAGTGTGCTGCCTACGCTTGCATGTTATATGAAATGACTGGTATAATGGTAAAGAAATTTGTTATCATTATGTCCTGTGAAAATGGAGAATGTGTTGTCTATGAAGAATATGATAAGAGAAAGTACATCAGGTTACTCTCAAAATATATTAGAGAGTTTGTTGAATTCAAACTACAAGAATATGTCTCAACCTAAAGAAAATAGTATTGATAAGATTCTAGAAAGTAAATTCTACTGCTCTCGTAAGTTTGCAGAAGAAATAGAATCCATTGTTCATGAAAACGGTGGAATGAGTTATGTTGATGCCATTGTCTTCTTTTGCGAAAAAAACAATGTTGATGTAGAATCAGTACCCAAGTTGATTTCCAAACCACTTAAGGAAAAACTTAAGTGTGAAGCAATGGAACTCAACTTACTGAAAAGAACATCACATGCCAAACTTCCATTATGATACCAAAAGTGTCACCTTTTGATGCATACAAGTCTTACCTGGGACTAAAGAATCATTTCACAAGAGAGTCATATGATTACCATAAGTATTGTGGTAAGTCACGTGCCTCTCTTCAAAGTTTCTACAAACGTAAAGATCGTTTTTTCTTTGAAAAATTAAGTAGGCAAAAGGATGATAGTGAAGTTATTGAATTCTTTGTCTCTAACTTCGTATCTTGTGATGATCCTCAGTCTTTGTGGATTGGTGAGATTGTTAGAAATGGAGAGCAGAACTACACAGATTGGAAACGCAGATTACAATCACTTGCTTATACTTTTAAGACAGAAGTAGAAAGTGTTTTTGATGGTAAGAACTTTGATGATATGTTTAAGATAGAGGGAACAAAACACCCTCCCATTGTTAAAGAGCATCTTGCTAAAAACATTTCACTTGAAACATTGGTTCTCCTTAATAAGATCATTGGATTCAAATCAAAGTTTGATAAGAAGATGGATGATCCTGTCTGGAAATTTTTGTCAATGAGAATAGATAAATATGATACATTCATATCTGTGGATGTGTTTCGCTATAAGAAAATTTTGAAGAAAGTAGTTTGTGGAGAGTAATGAGTTTCTTTCAATCACAATTCGTTCAGCAAGAAATGAAAGAAATTGCTGATCTTCAAGAAAATATCTATTCAAAGGTGTTTTCTTTTTCCAACATGGATAAAGCAGATAAGCTTGAACATGTAGAAATGTTAGAGGAGTTGCTAAAGAAGCAACAAGTTCTGTATACTAGGATGAGTCTGTCTGAGGACCCTGAAGCAAAGCAGATGAAGGAGAGTATCATTTCTTCTGCAAGACAACTTGGATTTCCACCTGATGTGGATCTTGGTTATGTGTTTTCTAATATGGCGAATATTATAGAAAACATGAAGAAGTCCATTAATGAGTCTACTTGACAACCCAATCAAAAAGTCCTATTATTCATGGTTCAAGAGGCTGCCTGATCCTCCCCCAAGCCAAAGGACAAAAGCCAAATACAACCAATACGGAGTATATCAAATGTCTTTCTCTGACCTTAAGAAACAAAGCTCTTTGGGCTCTTTAACAGCAAAGCTGACTAAAGAAGCCGAGAAGATGAATAACAAAGGAGGAGGTGGTGCTGATGACCGCCTGTGGAAACCAGAAATGGATAAGTCTGGTAATGGATATGCAGTTATTCGTTTCCTTCCTGCACCTGATGGAGAGGATCTCCCTTGGGTTAAACTGTTCTCTCATGCCTTCCAAGGACCTGGTGGGTGGTATATTGAGAACTCTCTGACCACTATTGGTGGAAAGGATCCTGTTGGTGAACTTAACAGGGAACTCTGGAACAGTGGTAATGAAAAGGATAAGGAAACTGTTCGCAAGCAAAAGCGTAAACTCTCTTTCTACGCCAACATCTATGTTGTAAAAGATCCTGCTAATCCTCAAAATGAGGGTGGAGTATTCCTCTACAAGTTTGGTAAGAAGATCTTTGACAAGATCATGGATGCAATGCAACCTGAGTTTGAAGATGAAACCCCCATCAATCCCTTTGATTTCTGGCAGGGTGCTAACTTCAAACTGAAACTGAAGAAAGTTGCTGGTTACTGGAACTATGACTCTTCAGAGTTTGATCGTCCTGGTCCTCTTCTGGATGATGATGATGCCATGGAAGCAATCTGGAAGAAGCAGTATTCACTGAGTGCATTTACTGCTGCTGATCAGTTCAAGTCTTATGATGAACTGAAGAAGCGTCTTGACTATGTTCTTGGCAACAAGTCTACCCGTATGACAACAGTAGAAGAGGAAACAGAGTATGATAACTACGCAGCAACAGAGCAAAAGTCTGTCAGTGAGGAAGAAGTATTGCGAAAGCTTGAAACCTCCTATCAACAGTCAAAGGCAGCTGCTGAAGACAGTTCAACTAGTTCTGCTGATGACGAAGATGACGATGCTATGAGTTACTTCGCTAAACTTGCAGATAGTTGATGAAGTATAATCAAATCTGTCTTACACTTTTAGTGATAGCAGCATATGTAAATCTTCTGAGGGGGTAACACCCCTCTTTTTTTCTAGGTATAAACTAGTAGGCATAAATTTTTGTATCTATTTTAACCAAATTCCTATACATATGATAGAATTGAAGAGGAGGTAAAAGATAATGCACTGAAAACACAATTTTATATTATGTTTAAGTAGTTAGTGGAGGTAACATGCACAATTTAATTTCACATAACCAATTGGCAGGTTGGAAGCAAAGCGTTGAGAGGTTAACTCAAACTCTAGATAGGTCACTAGAAGAGACACATTTACTTAATGATTACTATAACTGCCTTATCGAATGTGATGATGATCAAGCATCATGCAAACGAATTTGTAGGAGGATTTTAGAATAATTTAAAAGGGGGACTAATAATCCCCCCTTTTTTTTATTCATATAATCTGATATTTTCGCCAACTGCTAGATTATCATTGACATATTGACTACTTCCACTCTGATAAAGAAGACCGTCTTCAAGGTCATTAAGGATTTGATTTAGATATGTTGGTTTTACGAGGTAGATATTTCTTTTTTTATCCTGGATCTTATCTTCATATTCATAGTTAGTGACACTAGCAATTACATTAGTGTTTGTGATCACCTGGTTCAAACCACTATCAAAGTAAGTGAGAGTAAAGGTGCTTTGTACTTCAAGACCAGATTTTAAAACTGTTCTTCCATTGCTGTCTTTAATCTGATTTGTTTCATAGTGATGAATCTCATTGAATGCAGTTTCAGAACCATACTTGCTTATCATAAAGTTGTAAAATGATTTCTGAGATAATGGCCATTCTTCTTCCACATTGATGATGTTGTTGGCAAGTAGAACTAACCAGTCTAGATATTGATCATCATATATTTTGAATGCAACATTGTCTGGTCTTTCATCACCAATAATTTTATACTGAGTGAAGAAGTTGATGTTTTGAAAAAGATCTGGATTGATCTTTGCTCTTCTAAAAAGATTCTTTACTTGAATATAGTCACTAATGTTTTTAGCATTAGGAAGACGACTTACATAATCAAAGTTAGGAAGGTATCTGAAATAAGGTAATGCCATTTTTAATAACCCATTGTTTTATGTGAATTGTAGTCTTCAGCATAGTCATCTTGATAGATTGGTTCAAGTTCACTAAAACTCATGGAGATTGCATAGGATGTAAGAGAACCATCTTCTCCATATGTGGCATATGATCCATCAGGAGTGTAATTCACAGTGAAGTTTGTCATAGCACAAGGCTTAAACTTATTTAAGTATGGGTGAAGTTCTTCAGTTCTGTTGTATTCACTAAAGATGTACTCTAACTGAAAGATGTTTGGTGACAATAAGAATAGATTATTTGTAGATCTTTGAGCAGCCATGTTCATCTTAAAAGATCTGATGATCTTTTTAATCATTTCTGCTTCTGGTTTACTTCTTGGTGTTAATCTGAAATCAAAGTTGAATGTTCTCATTCTAGGTCCAGAGAACAGCAATTCCATGTTAGGATTGATGACTGCACCTGTTGCTCTTCCTTGAAGATTTGATCCTACAGCTTGACCAGCAAAATAAGCAAAGATGAAGTCTTTAAGACTATCATCTGTAATCATTTCCATTGCTCTGTCTCCAGCTTGACTAAAAGCGTTTTTTATTTGTTTGAAGTCTGTTTCTGCGATTCCTCCTGCAATGCCCATACTGAAATTTCCCAACGCTGCTCTAATGGGATCAAGACTATCACCACCCCAATCAACTGAATTTGTTTCAGAGAGATTGGGTTGCATGGGAAGAATCACTGAAGTGATTGGAGTTTTTGTTTTATATCTTTGTACTGCATTTGTTCTAGAACCAGGACTGAAGTTTAAACCACCTGGAACATATTTGTAGGATGTTATTTTAATAAAGTCATATGGTAGTCCTGTAGGTGGTAAATCAAGTGGATATCTTAAATTTTTCTCTATAACTTCAATATTTTTTAATGTTTCTCCTACTGATGTTTCACTTGTATCTGGAACTGGATTTAAAGATGGGTCTGTTTGAACAGGTCCATTTGCTGGTTGGGTTCCATTTGGTGAAGGTAAAACAGGTGCTGGTGGCAAAGTGGTTACTGGTGGCACAATGCCTTGTCCTGTAATGGTGCCTGTTCCAGCACTATTAACAGTAGATCCACCAATTGGATCCTTTACTCCAGGAACTAAGGTATCAATTACAAATCTAGATCTTTGATCTTCTGCTTCAGTTGCATTTGCATAATTATTATTATTGTTTAAAACTGCTGCCCTATCATTGTTGTACTTAGGTATTTCATTTTTAAAAAATAATGAATTGATTTCACTTTGAGATAGATTTTTTCCATTAACTCTATTATAAGTATTGGTCAAAAGTGGAAGACCTTGGCTAAGTAGATTATCAGTATATTTCCATTTGTTTATTTTTCTGGGTCTTCTACTAGGGTCATTAGGGTCATCTACGAAATAAGTTTCCGCAATTTGAACCCAATCATTGAGTACATTTTTAATATACACTCTAGTATTGCCTGTGGCATTGTCTACCTCAGACTTTGTGATTAGTTTATCCCAATTTCTAGAGCCAGCACCTACAGTAGCCATTAGACAATATTTTTAGTTATTTATCTTGAAGTTTTGATATGGAATTGATCTAGCATCATTCAATTCAAGTGGATAGATTACATGGAGATTGCTCATAACTTCTTGCCAGGTATAGTTTCTATATGGATCAGCACCTCTTGCTGCCCAATGATAGTTGATACCTTTAAACCCCCACTGAAAGACACCAATACAAGCAATCAATGGGAATTGATCATATTCTATTCTAGGTGTTTTTGGTTGATAGATGAAAGTATAATACCTACCAACATCAGGAACAACTTCAACCTCTGAAAGCACTTCAATTAGAGCAAGCATTCTATCATCAGCAGTTGGTTGATTGATGATATCATCAACCACATATTCTAATCTATTTGTGTCGCTTTCTAGATACTCTTCTTGTTCCATATTGTTTGATGCCTAGTTCGTCTTCTGTTAGAATGAGAAACTCTACCCCATTATCCAGAGCAAACTCTTTTGCAGCAGCCCACTTGGCTTTATTTATCTCATAGGTTAAGCATTCATTGATGTACGTCTTTGTGACTCTATCTTTTTTTACTGGTGGTTTGGTCTGACGTTTTGGTTTAATTTCTACAAGATATTTCTTACCATCTTTTCTCTGAATCAATGCATCAGGATAGTATCTGTGAATCCTTCCATCCTTTGGTGACACATATGGGATTGAGAATTCTTCACTTGCCCACTTAACAATATCAGGAGTAAGATCACACCATCTGCAGAAGTGACGCTCCCAACTAGAACGACATATAATATTATTTGGATCACCCATATATTTTTCAGGGTTGGACGGTTTATAAATTGACTTTATACTTTCCGCCATACATAGTAATAGTAATCACGCCTATTTATAGATGGCAGGACCAAAGCCAAATAGTATTGGAACCTCAGCATTGAAGAGCAGGATTATGAATCTTGCTCAAACATCTGTATATCAGGTCAAAGTTCAACCGCCATCAGGTGTAGAAACTTTACTTGGTGGGTTGTATAAAAAATCAGGAAGAGATATAGATTTATTATGTACTGAAACAACACTTCCTGGTAGTTCACTTGCTACTCATGATGTCACTGCAGATTATCATGGTGTCACTGAAAAGATGGCATACAGGAGGATATATGATGACGTCATGGATATGACTTTTTATGTTGATAAAGGATATAAAGTTATAGATTTTTTTGATGGGTGGATTAATTATATTTCTGGAATGGGTTTGACTGCTTCTTATAACTCATATAATGATAGGAGATCTGGATACAGAATGTCCTATCCCAATAGATATAAGACTGACATTTTCGTCACAAAGTTTGAAAAGAATATAGTAGACAATGCATTATATTATAAATTCATAGATGCATTTCCTATTGCAATGAATTCAATGGCAGTGTCTTATGGTGATAGTGAGATACTAAAAGTTAATGTATCTTTCTCTTATGTGAGATACACAAAACAAAATCTTTCAAGCAGCAGTCCTGAAAGAATACTTCAAGCACAAAGAGACTTTGAAAGACGTCTGGATCAAGCAACTACTAGCACTGTAGCAGGTGTTAGGCAGCCTGTAAATTTCGGATTAACTGGTGCTGGAACTTTTTCAGAAGTTAATCAGAACTTGGCATAATAAATAATCACACTGAAAAACACTATAGGTCGTTATGCCTTTACCAAAAATTGCCACTCCAATTTATGAATTGGAATTGCCTTCTACAAAACAGACAATCAAATATAGACCTTTCTTAGTTAAGGAAGAAAAGTTGTTAGTTCTTGCTTTAGAGAGTCAGGATACTAAGCAAATTACAAATGGTATCACTGCTGTAATCAAGAGTTGTATCCTCACAAAGGGCATCAAAGTAGAAACACTCCCTACTTTTGACATTGAATATCTCTTCCTTAATATTAGAGGTAAGTCTGTTGGTGAAGAAGTGGAATTGAATATTGTTGCACCTGATGATGGAGAGACTGAAATTCCTATCAAGATTAATCTTGATGACATCAAAGTCATTGAAGATGAAGAGCACTCAAGGCAAATCAAGATTGATGATAACTTGATGATGGAGATGAAGTATCCTTCACTGGATCAATTCATTAAGAATAACTTTGACTTTGAAGAGGAGACTAATATTGATCAATCATTTGATTTGATTGGAACCTGTATTGATAAGATCTATACAGAAGATGAGGTATGGGCAACAGCAGACTGTACTAAGGAAGAAGTATCAGAGTTTCTTGGTCAGATGAACTCACTTCAGTTCAAGAAGATTGAAAAGTTTTTTGCCACTATGCCTAAACTTTCTCACACTGTTAAGGTTACTAATCCAGTAACAAAGAAAAAGAGTGAAGTGGTGTTGGAGGGTTTATCCAGTTTTTTCGTATAGGCATGATCCATATGGATCTTGAGGGATATTATAAACTCAATTTTGCCCTGATGCAGTACCATAAATATTCATTAACAGAGATTGAAAACCTCATTCCTTGGGAAAGAGATGTTTATGTGAATCTTCTACAGCAACACTTAGAAGACGAAGAACAAAAAGCAAAGGCACGACAGAATGGATGACATTCCAGAGGGTTTAGATGATCTACTGAATAGTATCAGAGGAGAAACTTCCTCTACTAAATCCTCTGCGCTTGCTATTGTCCCTAAGACAGAGAAGAAAGAAGAATCTTTAGTTACTGATGAAGTAGATGAGAGGATACTTAGAATTCTTGGTCTTGAAGATGTAACTGACATTGATTATGATACATATAAAACTCTCTTAAGAGAGAGAATGGCTGCTGGCAGAATGAGTGACAGCACTATTCCAACTGAAGAGATAGAATTATTAACTGAAGAGTTTAAACAGGTCAAGAGAAAGACTGGTAGATTCAAAGTCAAGAAGAAGAAAATCAACACTAGCACCTTCTTCAATGAGGCATCACAAGCAGCAACTGTAAAACCCATAAGAGCACTACCTCCTGCTGTTGAAGAGGGAGTAGAGGAACAGGAAGAGGAGCAGGAAGAGGAGGAAGAAAAAGTAAATGAAATCGCTGAGTTTATTGAAAAAGTATTAGAGCCTAGTCTTACTAAAATTGAAAAGAATCTTGAGAGTATTCTTGAAACACTTACTAAGCAAGCAAACTTAGAAAAGAAAGAAGCAGAAGCAGAAAATAAAGCAAGGCAAAAAGAAAAAAGAAGAGCAAGAGAAGCAGTTCTTGAAGGACAAAGTGGTGCAGATCAAGTAAAGAAGACTGCTGAAAGTATATCCAAACCTGCAATGAGTATCTTTGATTTCATTAAGGATTTTGTCTTGAATACTTTGATGGGTGGAGCATTTGGTTGGCTGCTTGATTTTCTAGCTGACCCAGCAGGAACCTGGGATAGGACTTGGAAAAATCTTGTTAATGGTATTATTGGTTTATTGAATGATGTAATAAAATTTCTTTATGATAATTTGATAATGCCTATCAATAGAGTTCTCCATGATATGAATTTATCTATTGAGGATATGGAGAAACAGATAAACTCCGCACTTACTTTGTTTGGTCAAAAAGGAATTACTCTACCAAGGATACCACTAATACCATTAGCACAAATACAACCTATTCCTCTTGCTGGACAACCACCAAACACAGGTGGTCCAATCATATTT